CGGCCACGCTCGACCCGTCGCTCGATCTTACGTCGCAGAACGCGCTGTACGTGCGCGAGTCGGGCGACGAGCGTCTGTCGTTTCAGCTGCAGGCTTTTCTTCAGGCCGCGTCTGATATCGACACGAGCGGCGACAATGCGCCTCTGGGCAATTGGCTGCTCACCTACCGCATTCGTTTCTCGGAACCCATCTCGGTGACGTCCGACGAGTCGTTGTTCCTCGAGTGCGCAGCGCCGCCCGTTCTGCTCGGGCTGACCAGCGTTGGCGCGCTCGTCACGATCCCGTTCTCGCCCGATGGTGAGGTCATCCCCGTCGAGAATCCGCCCGTCACGATGCCAGCGATGGGCACGCTCGCTCTCGATGGCGCCGTCGGCGACACCGAGGGCTACGCCGGCGACACTGACCAGTTCGCGATCTCCACCGACGGCGACCTCGTCATCCCTGCGGGCGAGTGGCTCGTCACACTTTGCGCGATGTCGATCGCAGGGCTCACGACGGCCACGTCGTCCCAGCCCAATGCCGCGGCGTTGAACTACAACGCGGCTGCGATCGGCGAGGGCGTGCTCGTCATCACGGGGCTGAACTACTCCGTGCCCGCCGCGATCACCACCTCGACGGCGACGCAGCTGTTTCAGCACGTCGCGGGTCGCAGTTCCAGTGAGGTGATGACTCTCTACGGCGGCCAGGTGATGAACACGGCGCTCAAGCAGGACCTTGTGCAGTGCAACACGCCGTGGCGCATCAGCGGTGTCGCGCTGCACTGCCCCGACACGCTCTCCGTCGGCGGCACGCCGACAGACATGCTGGCATACGCGTTGCCGTACCTGTGCCTCATGCGAACGTCGTCGAGTGCCGCTGGCCCGCACCCCGAGCCGCCGCCGCCCGCCGCGACCTCCACCGCGTTCTCCAACGTCTTGTTGCAGGAGAAGATCCGCAACAAGAACCACCTCACTGCCATTCTGCGCGCGATCAACTCGGCGCCGATTGACACGCCAGAGCAGCTCGCAATGGCGGCGGTGTTCATGCCGCCGCGCGAGTACACGCGCGTCCTCGAAGCTTATCAAGCCGCTCATCCACCGACGGGCGGCAAGGTCGCTCCTCTCTTCCTTCCGCTCGTTGGCGCTGCCATCGGGTGGTTCGTCTCCACCTACGGTGCGCGTCTCGGCAAGGCCGCCGTCGAGTGGGGCGTACGCAAGATCGAGGAGAAGCTC